CCACATAAGCGAGATGGTAGGGCGCGCGAGCCACGAACGCTTTAGCCTTTCCAGGTTTTCACCACGGTGTCGCGTTAGAGATTACTCCCTAACGGGGCAAAGTTAAACTACCTGTTCCGCCTTGTTACGCGGCATGGGCTTGGTCATGCCGATCTTCTGCAGCACGACGTGCTGATCGACGTGCGACAGCATCTCCGCCGCGGCGTAGGCGGCGGTACGCTGGGAAAGAGACCCGTAGGTCGTGGTGCCGGAAACATTTGCCATCGGTCTCTCCTATAAGCGATGGCGCGAGACGGCTTAGGCGCGCTCTCGGCGGCTGAGCTGCTTCAGGCGATGCTCGAAGGCCGCGTCGTAGTCGTCGGGCTCGCCCGTGGCCGCGCCCGGCCCCTTGCCGGACACGTTCGGGGCGGAGTCCAGACGGCGCTTGCGCCGTTCGCTGATGTCGTCCTTGCCGGCCTGCCCTTGGGGCTTGGCCGACGGTTGGGTTTGGGTCTGGCCGACCATCTGCCGGTAGAGGTCCGACGCCTTGAACATGCGCAGCACCCAGTCGACCTTAGCGGGGTCGTAGATGTCCTCGGCGTTGCGCTGGACGATCGCCTGCACCTCCTCGGGCTGCTGCGCGGTCCACGTCTGCAGGGCTTCGCCGTAGGACCGGGCCCAAGGGTCGTCCTCAGGTGCGGTCGTGAACTTGGCGAAGTCGTCGTGGCGCTCGGCCACGGTGTCGTAGTTGCGCTGCAGCTGCTGGTCCTGGACGTAGGACGACACGTGGGTGTGATCCTGCGCCAGCTCCTGGAGTTGCGATTGCATCCGCTGGAATTGCTGCTCCAGAGGGCCCAGGAGTTCCGGGTACTCTTCGCGCAGCTTTTTCCAGTCCTCGTTCTGCGTCAGGTCGTCGGCCGATTGGTCGCCCTTGCGCGTCCCCGCTTGGTCCGCCCGCTTGCCGGAGGCCGGCTTGCCGCCGGTGTCCGGGTACTGCTCGCGGATGCGCTGCAGTTCACGCTGCAAGGTGGCCTGGTTGCCGCGGTGGCGGCGGTTTTCCTCCTCCATGCGCTGCACGCGCGCACGCAGGTCCTGGGGGAGGCTGGCCCATGGATCGTTCGGGTCCCGAGTGGCGTCCTGCGGCTCGGGCTGGGCGTTGTCTTGGGACGATGTTTCGTCCGTGGAGGCTTCCGCGCTGTTGTCGCCGTCGTCCGCGCCGTGACCGTCCATCCCCTGCGACGCGTCGTCCGCCGGCTGGTCGGTATCGCCGTCGTCGGCCGCACGGTCCTCGTCGGATGGCGCGGCGTCCTTGGTGATCTCGTCCCAGGCGGCGTCGTACTCGCTGGTGTCCGCCTCGGTCTGCGGATCGGGGGTCTGGTCGGTTTGCTGGTCGCGGGACATCAACGTCTCCCTTGCGGCGGCCCCGGAAGCGGGGTGGCCTCGGGTGGGGTGTCCGAACGGGGTTAGGTGCCCGATCGCTCGGACGGCGGAAGATCCTTGAGCAACTTCTTGAGGGCGGCGATGCGCCCGCGCTCGTGTTCGGTGTCGGCGGCGGGCAGGCCCGGAACTTCCAGGCGCTCGCGGGCGCGCTCGATTTCTTTCTCGGCGTGCGCCTTGACCGCCTTCCAATCGGCGGAGTGGGGATCGATCGCCATGGCCTAGCTGATGTACCCGCCGGAGCCGGGGTCCTGCTGACCCCGCGCGGCGGCCTGCGCGTCCTTGCGCGCCTCGACGGCGGCCTCGGCGGCGAAGATCCGTTCGCTGCTGTCGTGCTTCTCGCGCGTCTTGGCGAGTTCGGCCTGCACCTTCTGGGCCGATTCCGCGAGCATGGCTTCCAGCTTGTCCCGCTCCATGTTCATTTGCTCGGCCAAGGTCATAAGCTTGGTCTCGCGCTCGATCTGGGCAGTCTGCAGGTCGGTTTGCGCCTTGATCTGCTGCTCCTGGAGGCGGTACTGCCATTCCAACTCCAGATTTTGGCGCTTGGCCTGCTCCTCCTGGACCTCGGGCGGCGTCTGCTCGGCCTGCTGCTTTTGTTCCTGGGCGATTTGCTCGTCGTCCTTAACCACCTCGTCCGCCGGGACCATCATGGTCTGGACCCACTTGCGGTAGGCGGCGGCCGTCTTGGTCATCGGCCCCAAGACCGGGTGCGTGCTCGCGTTCATCGCGATAACGCCGAGGTTCTGCGCTTGCAGCTCGCGCACGAGCAGCACCGAGGAGCCGCGCGCGTCGACCTCGAAGTCGCCCTTGATCTCGTCGCGCTCGGAATACTGCATGTTCCAGTCGTAGGCGCGGCGGATGTTCGGGACCGTGAAGTCGTCGTCGAAGTTGCGCACCACCCGGCGGAAAACGACGTTGACGCTGTTCATCAGCATCGCCATGCCGCCCACGCCGTCGGCCATCTTGGCTGATTGCCCGTGCTCCAGCTCGACCGGCATCTGCGTTTCCAAACTGGCGAAGCGCAGGGAGAGCTCGATGATGTTGGCGTAGTATTGCTGGTTGGAGGGGATGTCGAAGGTCTCAAATGGCCGCGCGCCGCCCTGACCCACGCGATCCATGTTCGCCCACCAGTATTTGCCTGGCTTGCGCTCCCAGTTGCCGTCCTGCGGCTCGACCATCTCCTTCGCCACCACGACCTGCGGCTCGGCGGCCATGGCGGCGTTGTCGAGCATCGCCCGCCAGGCGGCGTTGAGCGCGCGCTGGCTGTGGCGCATCAGGTGCGGGACGCCGAAGCCGAACACGCTGCTGTCGTCGCGCTCGAAGTTGAACACGCTGTAGAGCGATTCCCCGCTCTCCATCGGGTGCAAGCCGAACTTGAGCAGACGGCCCTGGCAGAACCACACGATGACGTGCATTTCGGCCAGCGGGTCGTCCTCGGGCAGATCGGCGAGCGTGTCCGCATCGCCGGTGCACTCGCAGATCGTGCGGATGTCCTCGGCATCGAGCGGCCCGTGGTACTCCCAGACCTGATAGCGGCCCTCCAGGTTGTTCTCGCCCTGCCCGGTCAGGTCGCGCAGTTGGGCGATGTAGTCGGGCAGCGGCTCGGGCTTACCCTCGTCCAGCACCTCGCGGATCGCGCCCTTGTCGAAGCCCCGGATCTTGGCGAGTTTGCGGAGTTGCTTCTTGTTCATGAGGTGGCGCTCGAACTCGAACTCCACCTCCTCCTTGGTCCGCGCGTCCATGTCGGGGAAGTACGCCCACGGGCTGACGTGGCGCCAATCTGGGCGCGGGTCGTCGTGCTGCTGCAGGACGTGGACCGTGGAGCCGTCGTACTGCGCCGCCCAGCCGCGCCGGGTCTTGGAAGCGGTCAGCGGACCCTTGATGATTCCTGGACCGAGCTTGCAGGCGTCGTGCAGCGCGTCGCGCGCCTTGGACGCATAGCGCGCCTCGGTCAGCTGGTCGTCGATCTCCCGCTCCATCGCCTCGGCCCGCTCGCGCGCCTTCTCGATCTTCCTGCGGGCGCCAGCCGCTTTCTTGGCTTCTTCCGTCAGTTGGCCGGCCTCCTGGGCGAGCCGGTTGGCCTCCTCGATCTGGCCGGCGGCGCGCATCTGATTCGCCTGCTCGGCCGCGGCCTCACCCTTGGCGTCGATGTCGCGCTCGTTCGCGCCTGGATGCTTGCGCGCGAACTCGGCCAGGTCCGGCTCGGGCGTCGGCTTGATGCCCCAGTTGCGGTCGTCGGTCGGGAACAACATGTCGGACAGCCGGGCTTCCCACGCACCGGTCTTGGCGCGGGTCAGGCCCATGAACACGCGCGACTTCTGAGCCTTGCGCAGGCTCTCCTCGGTGTCGTTGTCGTACCGGCCGTAGTAGGCGCGCAGATCCTCGTACATCCGCGCCTCGATCGGCTTCTTTTTCTTGACCTGATCCTCGGCCAGCCGTTCGAGCTTTTGCACGACCGCGTTGAAGCGATCGCGCATCTTCTCGGCCTGCGGGTCTCCGCTCCCGTCGGCGGGCGGCTGGTCTTGGGTGATCGCGGTGGAGAGGGCCATCGTGGCTCCTAGTAACCGGCGGTGCTGTCGCCGATGCGCGAACCGGCGGCGACACCACTCCTGGGCGGCTCGACCTTGGCGAGCGACAGACCGGACATCACGAGATAGCGTCCGGCGTCCATGCAGTTATGAACAATGACGCCGCTCTCGACAGCGAAAGCAGATGTAGCCGGTACGGTCAGGCAGTAGACGTCGCTACGTCCGGCGCTTCGTACGGCTCTGCAGCGCACCAGCACACTTTCGGCCGCACGCCCGGGACTTTGAGTATCGGTTGGCCGTGAAAGCGCCCCCGCACGCTTCGCAGGTCCGCGTCTCGTTATCCACGCCGGACGCCCGCCGTGCGGCAGACTTACAGGCGTTAGAGCAATACAAGCCACCCGCCGTTTCAAACTCCGCATAACAGTGAGCGCAAACCGCAGGGCGCTTCTGATGTAGCCGATGCTTGACCCGCTGATAGTGTTCAGCGTGCCAGCGCCGGCCTTCGTCCGACTGGTGCCATTCGCGCGCAGCCTCCCGCGCTTCTGGCGGAAGGTCGGTGCGCTCCGCGCCGTGATGGGCCCGGTGCTCTGACAGCGGCAGAATGGTGAGGTTGTCCGGCTGGTTGTTGGTCTTGTCGTGGTCGACGTGGTGGACATGCCAGCCGTCAGGAATAGACCGGCCGTTGACAGTTTCCCAAACCACCCGATGCAGGCGCTCACCGTCTCTTTGGAAATAGCGACCACACCGATAATACCGGATGCCGCAGAACTCTTGGATCGTGTCAGAGATGACGTTGACTTGCATGGCGCGCCATGTTGGTTGCTTTGCGATACGGCATTATAGCAGTACCGTCCAACCATGTCGCGGGCCTCGACCCAACCTTCCTGTGTATAAAACTTGTGGTCAGGCGTGCAGGTCACTTGCGAACCATCATCGAACGCGACAGTGACAATTTCCTGATTTTGTGCCGTCTGCCGGCAACTGCGATAACGCTGCCACTTTCCATTCAGCGACAACACCTCGCCCTCAGTGCCGACAAGATCTCGGATGGCATACCGCCCACGACGGGTCAGCACCTGGGTATCTGGATGCAGGCAGTGGTCGTTCTGCTTGACCACCTTGCCGTTCTCGTCCCGGTGATACTGGCGATACTCGGCCCGCCAGCCCTGCAGGGTGGTGAACACCTTGAGCCGGCTGGTCGACAGCCGCTCATAGACCGCGTAGATGCCCGCCTCGACCGCGTTGTCTGCCTCGGAGACCTTGAGCCCGGCTTGGCGGTACATGGTAATCAGCTGCCGGCCGTCGGCCTGTTGGCGCCCGCGCGAGGCGGGGTCGATCACGCCGGGTATCCAGTCGCCGCGCGCCTTGATCGCGGCGGCATGGACGCTGGGCTCGGCCTCGGCCCGGCCGTATTCCGAGTAGAGGTAGACGGTATCGGTGCTGCGGTCCCAGGCGCCCCACACGGCCGCGGTCTTGCGCCAGCCCACGTCGAGGCCGTAGGCGCGCGGCCAGTAGGGCGGGATCGGAAAGGGATCGCACAGGATCTCGGCTTCGGGGATTGGGTAGATCGCGCCCGAGCCGAGCGCCGGTTCGCCGCGGCTGCGTGCTTCGCGCTCGTGCGGCGGGTAGGAGCGCAGCAGGTCCTCTTTCGTGGCCTCGTCCAGGTGAGGCACGTCCTGCCAACCCATGTAGCCGACCCACTTGGACGGGCTAACCTCGGGCATTGGGCCCTTCGATTATCCGCTCGGCCAGATAGCGTTCAAGCGCGCCTTGGTCGTCCATCGGTACGCCCGCGGCCAGCAGTTTCTGCCGGTGAATCGCGGCCTGAAGCTTGTCGTTCGCCACAATCGCCAGCGACCGGCCTTGCTCGAAGCTCTCGCCGTCAGCCATGTGGATAGTGATCGCCGCTCGCTCGCGCACCGGCACGCTGGCGATCTCATGGTAGCGGCCGAGCACGAGACCGACCTGCTTCTCGCCGGTGCCCTCGTCATACGACACAACCGCGTGGTCGACGTCCCACCAGTAGATCGCGTCGGGGTTCGCGGCGCCGTCGCGGGTCTGCCGGTCCATGTAGGCGCGCAAGGCGGCCTGGATCTCGCGGCGCTGGGCGTAGCGCGCGTGCGGCTTTACCTTGGTCAAGTCCTGGACCGGGGCGATGTCGGCGGCGTCGGTCATGCGATCTGATCCTCGGGTCGGAAGGAGCGCACCACGTCGGAGTAGCCGCGCAGCGGCGTGAAGGTCAGGATCATCATGCCGCCGGTGGTCGCGGTTCGGGTCAGGCACTCGGTGTAGACGTCCAGCGGCGGCTCCTCGTCGAGCCAGATCAGGTCGCGCGCGGTGCCCTGGAACGACGCGCGGCCCTGCTGATAGGACTTGAAGCCGAGCCACGACCAGTCGCCGGAGACGTGCTTGACCGCGAGCGTGTCCAGCAGGTTCGGCACGCCCTGCTTCCAGACCGCATCGCCGATCAGATCGCCCGGAATCAGCCCGGTGCCGTCGACAGTGCGGCGCGTGCCTTGGTAGGCGACCTTGCCGCAGAGGGTGGCTTGGATGATGTCGCGGGTGGTCTCGTTCCAGTCGCCGGCCGCCCAGGCGTGGATCGGGCGGTTGAAGCGCCGGCCGGGCCACCAGTCGGGATAGAGGCCGGTCAGGTGGCAGACCGTTTCGTACCCGCCGAGGCCGTAGGTGTTGTGCGTCACGATCCCGTGGGCGGTGACGTAGGTGCGCTCCGGGTGCGCAACCGAAATGCAAGTCGCCTCATCCGTGTCGACCGGATCAATCCGATGCAGCACGCGGTTGGGTGTGTTGTGCCGAGGAGCCCAGCGCTCGGCTTTGCGCTCTAGCCGGAACGGGCAGATGTTGATCCGGATTCTGACGCGATAGCTCAGCCGACCAATTCGACGTTCGCCCTTGTGCGTGTAACAGGTCTGGCGATCCTTGATGGTCGCTTTGCCGCCCAGCGAATGCACCAAGAACTGCACGTCTTCGGCCAACTGCTGGGAGACGGTCGAGAACTCCATGGCGCCGCCGGTGCTGATCGACCCGTCCGTGTCCATCAGTCCTTGCAACACCGCAAGGCGCGTGTCCGGATCATTCAGCAGGTATTCACGCGGCACGAACTTCTCGTGCGACCGTTTGCCGTATGCGCCCAACGCGGCAAGCGCGATAATCAGCGGATGCGAGGCGATGCTGCCGCCACTCTTGGCGTACCGTCGCGGCGCTCCCGACATGACCTTGTAAGTGCATCGGCCAAGATGACGCGTGTAGCAACCGCCCGGCAAGGCCGCATTAAACGCCTCAAGCAACTCCGCATCGACGGTCGAAAATGCTACAACCGTGCTGTGGAGCGTGCCATCGCCCAGCAACAACCCAAGCAGGTAGGGGTCAAATGGAACCTCCCGCGTCGGCATCCGCCAGGGCTGTGACGTTGGCATGACCACACGAGACCGTGGTCCGGGTACAGGGCTAGCTTCCGCCAAGATCGTCTGCGTATCGGCGACATGCCACTCGCCGTAGCGCGGGTTGTTCTCTTTGCCGTGATGGCTGTAGCGATACGGATAGCGACTGCGCGCGGGCTGATACAGCCAAAGATGTTCGGCGCAGCAGTCGATCGTCTCGCCTTGGTCGAACGTCATCCGGTAAAGCGGTTTCCGCCCTTGCGGATAAACGCCCGTGACGGTGGTGATCGACCCGTCGCCTGCGATCACGTCATCGCCGACACTCAGACCCTCAATCGGCCGCCATCCGCTTGGCGTGGCGACCTGCGTGCCGTTGCGCAGCGCCTTGCCACAGCGGTTCGCGGCGATACTTGCCCGTTCACGGTACTTCACGCCCGCAGCGAAGAACTCCAGGTGCTTGGGGTACTTGTGCCGGGCGTGGACAAGGACGTTGCCGTCGGCGTCCAGGATGTCGTGATCGGGGAACAAGCGGTAGAACTGGCGGCGCTTGTTGCGACGCTCGCGTTCCTCCAGCAGCGCCAGCAGTTCGGCGCGGTTACTCGCCGCCGCCGTTCCCACCGCGTTCTGTGTCATCGCTGGATCCCGAGCGCGGCCAGCTTCTCGGCGATCCGGCGGTCGAGTTCGTCCTGGCTCAGCCCGGACAGGTCGCCCTCGTGGGTGATCGTCTGCTTGTCGCCGTATTCGGTCGGCTTGAGCTTGGTCAGCAGCCACTTCCGAGTGTCGATACGCAGGCGCGAGCGGTTGATCGCCTCGGTGTTCGTGACCGGCCCGTTCTCCCGCTCCATCCAGTCGTTCGTCGCATCGTCGGCGATGTCGACGATTTCCTCGGCCCAGTAGGCGAACAGGTTTTCCCGGGCCTCGCGGTACAGCCGGCCGATCCCGTCGGGGTCCTTGCGCGCGGCCTGGATCACCGCGGCGTGGGTCGGCATCCCGTCAAGCGCGCAGACCTGGCGCAGCGACCAGCCGGCGGCCATGTGATCGGCGATCGTGTCCATGACCTCCGGGGTCACCTGCACCCTCGACTTTTCGTGGGCCTGGCCCTTGGTCGCGCCCATGGTCAGAGCCTTTTCAGCGTGTCAGCGAGCCGCTGCGCCTGAGCGTCCAGATCGGCAGCCTCGACCTGTCGGGACGGCCGACACGACGGGCGGGTGTGCCAGAACAGACCGCGCTCGGTGTCAGCGATATGGCCGATCGGGTAGCGCAGGTTGATCGGCTGCCGGCAGCTTGCGCAGTAGGCGACTTCGATGGGACCTTGACCCTCGGCCATCAGCGGCGCTCCAGGGCATAGACCAGCAGCCACAGGACCGCGCCCAGGCCGAGGGCGAGCGGCCATACCTCCGGGCTCGGCTGGACCACGAGGGCGGTGTCGATCATAGTGCTGGTCTGGACAGAGAAACGCCCCGCCGGCGCAGAAGGGTTGCGCCGAGCGGGGCGTGTCGCGCGACTGGGCGGGCGGGCAGTCAGCGCGTCTCGTTAGAACGTGCTGCGCACGCGGCGCTCAGCGGGTGCGAGCGACCGGGAGGGGCGGGCCGTGGAGATCGACGCCGTGGGCGCCTCCAGCAGATCCCCCACCGCGACCCACATATCGCGCGGGCAGCTACCTCATATAGTAGTGCAGTTGGCGAGTCGACGCAAGGGGGTGCGTCAACCTGCTAATACCCCTCCACCGCTTTCCTCGTGGGCTTCTGGTCGCGAAACGGGCAACGCTCCGGCTCGCGCATCCGGCAGTCTTCGTAGCAGGAGCAATTACAGCCGGGCGTCAAATCTACATGGGTTGCTTGCTCGCGCATCAACCGCATGATGCGATCCATATCAGGCATCTACCCCTTCACCACGCTCAACATCTCCGGCGCCACCTCGATCGGCCCTAGTTCGCTCTCGACCTTCACGCTCGCGTCGCCGATCCAGACCACCCGCGCCGGCGGGAACAAGTCGCCCTGGATCTTCACCCGCTGGCCGACCTCGAACAAGTCGCTCGGGCCGGGCTTCGGGCCGATCCGGCACCACTCCTCGGTCTGGGCGCGCATCTCCTCGATCACCTTGGGCCAGACCTCGGCGTAGCGGTCGCCGTAGGAGCGCAGGAACTGGAACCGGAAGCGCAAGTCGCCGGGCAGCCGGCGCAGGTGCTTGACGTCATCCCGGCGGACGAAGGCGTAGCCCGGGAACACCGGCTTGAAGCTGTGCACCTCCTTGCGAGGGCCGCCAGGCTTGCCGGCCCGATCCACCCGCACATACTCGGGAAAGAAGATCTCCACCCCGAGCCGGCGGGCCTCGGTGCGGAGTTCCTTAACCCGCCTGGGCGCGGTGCGGATGACGTACCACGTCCCGCCAGGGTCGGCGCGGACGGCCGGGTCGGTGCGGCGGGCGGCTAGAGTGCTCATGCGCCAATCTCCCTTGGCGGCAAAAGGTCGGTTACGTTAAAGGGCACTTCTCCGCCGTCATGCAGTTTGACGTCGACGGATTGACTGCCAGCGCCTGTGTTGATCGCGGTGATTCGGCCAAAGCGTCGTCGGTATACGCCCCGGTAGATTGCGACTTCGCTGCCGACAGTCATCCGCCTGATTGCAGCGCGCCACCGTTCCGGCTCCACCAACTCGCGCAGTTCGCGCTGAATATCTGGGTGCGTAACGTCGATGCGCGGGTTGATCGTGAGCGCGTCGCTTAAGGTTTGCTCAGCCGTTATCGTCTGCGGCCCAACACCCAACTCGGCATGATGCAGCCAAGCCCGGTCGGCCCAGAACAGGCGTTTTTCCTCGGTGTCCGCCTCGGCCTTCGCCAACAGCGCGGCGTAGGCCAGAATCGCGTGGTCGTAGCGGGTCATGCGGCGGCCTCCTCAGTATTCGCCGTTGCAGAGCACGACGGCGTGCTCCCGATCCAGCGGCACCTCGATCAGCGTGTACGGCGCCTGGGCAAACGGCCGGAGCCCGTCCGCCTCCAGCTGGCCGTCCAACACCATTCGGGCGCGCTCCTCGCTGTCTGCCACAACCACCGACGCCACACCGACCGGCCAGTGGCCGTCGTGATCGGTCACGGTCCAGACGCGCTTGCTCATGCAAGCGCCTCCCCGTCATCCGACACCCGCGTTTTTTCTATCGCAGCTTCCGCCTCGTCTGCCATGCGGCGTAGCTCAGACACGTACTTACGCGCCATCTCCGCGTACCTCGGCTGGATCGCTTCGAACTCGCCTTCGGCTACATTCTCGATGAAGTGCGGATGCTCTACACCCAGCCAGAGATCGTCGAACGCCTCGCATGTCCACCATTCGCTTTCGCCGCCCGAACAAACCCGGGCGACCAAGCGCCCATCCAACATCGCGAGCCTGACTGGCATGATGGATGTCCACAGATCCTCACAGCACAACAAGGCCAGCCGCCGAGCGGCTTTCTCATACGCCTGTGTCAGCGGGCCAATGTGGCGCAGTTGCTCCTCAGCGTTCTGCAGCGCCCACCGCGCAT